CCACCAGCAGGCTGGTCCGCGGGCTGCGCACCAGCAGCGCAACCGCCAGCCGCTCCCAAAAGTTCAGACCTGCCAAGTGTGATCCGTTCATGGCCCCAGTGTGCCGAGCAACCGGGCGAGATACCACTGCCCCTTAGCCAGTGAGTCCTCGCCCTTGTGCCGCTCGCGCCAGATGTACTTGATCGCGTTCCCCTTGCAGTAGCCGCGGAACTCCTCTGGCGTCAGTGCGGCCTCGATTGCGTCGATGCACTCGATAGCGCCTGCATTGTAGTGGTCTGGGTGGTTGACCAAATCCATGTCAGATAACGGTGCGGGTCTGGTAGTTGGGATCCTCAGGGTCAGGGCCGAAGCCGCTGGCCTCAGTTGCCGGCGCTGTTGGTACCGGCTGAGCAGGTTTGACCTTGAGCCATTCGCGCAAGGCTTCACCCGTTGGTGTCTTGGCCGGCCATGCAATGAAGCGCAGCAGCTCCTTGGTGTCGGTGAACAGCATGGAGACATGAGGCCGCCAGGCCATGTATGAGGTGCCGTTCCAGCGGTCGTGACGGCGCTCTACGCGCAGGCCGCTGGCGGTGAAGGTGTCAGCCATGGCCCCACCTCTCAAGCGCAGCTCGAACTAGGTCGATCTGGCCTAGCCCGGCAGCCTCGATCTCATTGGAAAGTTCGAGAATCTGCATCACCGTCGGCGGCTCCGGCGGTGGGGTGGCTAGGGCGGCATTAGCTCGATCCCGCAGCTCGTAGCACAAACCAGTGCCTCCATATTCGCCTTCAACAACTTCCAGCAGCTCCGCGCACAATGCGCGAAAGTTGGGGGCGGGGGTGGTCATTGGTGGTTCTCCAGTTCGGTGGCGATGACACGTTGCGCTGCTAACGCCTGGTTGTAACCCCACTCAGCAGCGGCATAGAAACTGGCGCAGGTGCCAGGGATGGCTTCCCAATCTGTAATCACATTGAATGGGATCTCAAGTTCGTTGGGTAGATCCGTAACCGCACGAATAACATTGACGGCACCCCATTGGGCGGCAGCGGTAACGATGTTCTGGAGCCGGTTGGCCGTGATGGTAATGGACGTCTGCTCAAGTGGACCCCATGGGTAGTCGTCTGAGCACAACCACTGCTGCACCAACTCAGGCGGTGGTGTGATCGGGGAAGATTGGTTAGCCATCAGTAAGAAATCCCCACTTTTGCTACCCCATCAAGTGGCACTCGTAAGCGATAGGCGGCACCTGCTGACAGGTCGATGCTGTTGCAGTCGCACCGGTCACGGATCGGAACTACCAGCGATTGACCGCGATGGGTAACGGTGACTCGGGTGCCGCAAGGCAGCCATGGATGCGCTGCGGACAAATCCCAGTGGCGATAGGTGCCGCCACAAGCGTCAGCGCGCCCGTGATACCAGCCGTCATAGACCGTTGCGGTAACCGTCCTGGCCTGCGCTGGTGCGGTGAGCAGGGCCAGCAGTAATAGTAGATTTCTCATAGTGAGCGTTTGTAGGGGACAAGTTCAAATAAGCGGGATTCTGTCTTCCAGGTTTTATCGGTGAGCAATTTAGTTACCATCACCATCGGAAATTGTTCCGGAGTAGCAGTAACTTCAATCTTAATCACTGATGAATGTGGATCAATCCCTAAAAAATCCATCAACGCTCTATTTGCATCTTTAACACTCATGCCCACTTCCCCAGTAGGTGGCGGCGGCATACGGCAATCGCCTGATGCGCTTGCTTGGCGGTCATCACTGAACCGGTGTCATCCATCGCCTGGCACACGTCAGCGTGGAGCTGCGCGTAGTCGGTGTCCCGGAAGTTGGGACCGAGGTCAGAACAGAACTCCTGCCATAGGCCGGTGTAAGTGCCGCATGTACGGCCGCTTTTGGCGTACAACGCATCCATCATGTTGGCGCGTTGTAGATCAAGTTGATGGGGTTTCATTTTCTTGAAGGTGAAACAACAGATTTCGGCATTCCTGCCATGCCACTGAATTGTGGTGTAGCTCATCCATGCGAACTTTAAGCAACGCTTTGATGTGCCGCCGTTCGTCTTGGCAACCTTGCTCATAAAGGCTGCTGGTACTGATTAAATCAGCAATGCGTTGACGCAATGGATTCATCGCGCTTCAATCACCTTGGAGGACAAATAAAGCTGAGACAACATGAAGCAATCACCTACAGCATTTTGGCAGATGTAATGCGGCCAGGTTTGACCTTCGGCTCTGTTCTTGATGTATAGGACATCTCTCGATGGCCAATGACGAACATAAACCTTTTGGCCAAGATTGAACTTCCACAATGGAGCGGTGCGTTGTGTGCCGCGATTGCTTGGTGTCAAGTTGTAAGTGCTCCAACTGGTTGAAACAATTGGAACGACGTGATTGCTTGGTAGAACAGTTGCTTGCATGTGTTTTGGGTGGTGCCCGGTTTGGGCATGAACCCAAGGTAGGGCACCGCAGGTGGCGCCCGGTAGGTTTGTTGTAAAACTTTACACAAGAAAACCCGTGTCAGTCGCCTGCACGGGTCGTCCTGTCAACGATCAGAACAGTTCAGTTCCACCAGTTGCCGCTGCAAGGCTGCTAGTCGCCTGGCCCAGCACCTCCGCCTCCTGCATTGCCTTCAGTGTTTTAAAGTCAGGCTCGAACGCAAGGCTCAGATACGTCTGTCCAGCACCTGACTGCTTGCCCCATCCGCTAATCTTCACCGGGATTTCTCCCCGATCATTGGGCTTTGCATTCATCACATAATTGGCGAATGCCATCCGGTCTTCTTCCTTGATGCTAAACACACCGTCATAACCGGGATAATTACGATTTGGGTCGTAACGATCCTTGAAACGCTCCTGCAATTTTTCAGGCGTATTCTTGAACAGTGCGCCGTTAGCTTTGAAAGTCATGGTTGTTCGTGGGTGATTGTGTTGACCTTTTCAAAATGCTCCACCTCGGCCAAGGGGTAGAGCACACGACCGTTGATCTTTGAATAAGACGGACCCTTATTAAGGGAACGCCATCGGATCAACGTCTGGCGATGAACATGCCACCGCTCAGCAAGTTGCACATCAGTCAAAAATTCAGAACAGCTCATCGACAACCTCGGTCTTGACCGGTTCAGCAGCGGGCGGCTGGATCTTTGCATTCAGCTCATCAAGGTTGGTGGAAACATTGACAAGCTCAACATCAACGACCTCCTCCTGTGACTGAATGCCAAGGAGCAAATCACTAGCATACAATCTACCCCAGAAAGCAGCAGCCCGATAACGGATCATCAGTTCAGGCATCGTCTGCCACTTTGATCCATTTTTGGAAAACCACCCTTCTTTCTTTGCCATTGCGATCGTGATGGTTGGTCCCTTCAGCTCTTGCTCGGATTTGACATCAGTAGCAACAGCATAGCAAGCCAAACTATCACCCTCACCGCTCATCTCAAATCGCAGTGGGCTGAAACGGCCAGAGCCATTCACCATCGCAATGATGAAACTGCTGCTCCAGCTTGGCCGGCCATGGATCACATGCAAATGCTGCATCGCCAAGAACGGGCTGATGTTCATCCGATTTGCAATCTCAAGCGCCACAAGGCAATTAGCAAAGCCCTGTTGCCCTTGGAACTGAGTTGGAATCAGCGTGCTGCTGGCCAAAGCCTTAGCAATCCGCTGCGCATCCTCGAAAGCTTGGATGCCAGAGAACACTGAACCGGTGGATTGGGTTGTGATAGCTGTGCTGTCGGTCATTGCAATGGCTCGTTGTAATTGGGTGGTTCGGTGAATTGCATTGGCTCTGCGTAGCGCCAGCGCAAAACTTTGCGGTAATAATCCGAGTCAGGCGCAAGATAAGAAACAGCATGAAGATAGCCGCGCCGATAACTCAGCTCGCAAGCTTCCAACTGAGCATCGCTAATTCGGGATAAATCGAGGCTGTCATTGATTTCCATAATCAATACATCTCAATCTCAGGTGGTTGGCCGATGGTCGTGCCATCAGCCTTGGGCCGCATCCATGCCGGCAGGTTGATCAGCTCCACTTGGTCGCTGTAACCAGGCCATGCATCGGCTGCCATGCATTCAGCAAGACGGTTCAGGTTTGCTCGAGCAGTATCCCATCCGATCTGCACCATTTCTGGTGCTGCAACGTAAACAGCGCATGCGAATGGTGGACGTTTTTCGATGCACACGAACACAAATTGCTCAGGCCGTTTGCCTGTTGTTTGCTCTACTCCATGCAAATACCATGCAGCTTGAACATGGTAACGAAACTTTACAATTGATTGCATGAAGTCTGCAGGGCTGGCGCTTTCTGTTGTCTTCAGGTCAACAATCGTGCTGCCATCATCCAACAGATAATCAGGCCGGCACTTGCACTCGAGGCCAGTTTCAGCATCCTTCCAGAACAGACTGGTTTCAGCCTTGCCCGGCAGGCTAAGCAGACCACTAGCCGCAGGATGCTTGAAGACACCCTCAGTGATCTTGCCAACCAGATCGGCGTCCTCACGGCTGATCACGGTGCGGCTGCCCGCAGCCGTTGTGAAAACATCCCATTCGGCTTTGCCTGCGTTGGTGCGGCGGTTGATCCCAGCCGGGGTCACCGCGTAGGTAGCATCCCACTCGTCAGGCTCGAGCACGCTGGTGTGAACGGCTGAACCGATCACCATGGCTGGGGTTGCTTCTGCTGGCCAGCGATTGGGATCCAAGTGCTTCGCCCAGTAATGCAAGGGGCTGCGGGCGATCGAATCCAGTCGGCTCTTGGAAACCGCCGGGTGGCGGTGGTAGCTCTCGTTGTCCATGGCATTGCGTTGGGCTTGCGCATCCTATACCATTGGCGCTCCTGCTGCAACCATATGCAACTGCGGCCTTATCAGGAGGCAGCCGTCGCTGACCTCCGCCGTGCCTACGCCACAGGTCATCGCGCTCCACTCCTCGTCATGCCAACCGGCGCAGGCAAGACACAGGTCTTCACCTACATCACAGCCGCCATGGCACAGCGTGGTCGCCGCGTCATCATTCTCGTTCACCGCCGGGAGCTGATCGCCCAAGCATCACGCAAACTCACCCAAGCCGGCGTCCCCCACGGCATCATCGCGGCAGGCACACCTGCGACAAATGCACCAATTCAGGTCGCATCGGTGCAAACGCTCGTCCGTCGCCTCGAGGAAACACCAGCTCCAGACCTCATCATCATCGACGAAGCCCATCACGCTGCCGCCGGTAGCTGGGGCAAAATCCTTGACCATTGGCCTGATGCCCTCCGCCTTGGTGTAACCGCAACCCCAGCCCGCCTTGATGGTCGTGGCCTTCGCGATAACTTCGACGTTATCGTCCACGGTCCTACCGTCTCAGATCTCACCGCAGGCGGCTACCTAGCGCCATCCAAGCTCTACGCACCGCCGCAAGTAGCGGATCTATCTACCATCCCAACCCGCGCTGGTGATTTCGCCTCAGACGCCACCGCCGCAGCAATGGATAAACCATCCATAACCGGTGATGCCATCGACCACTACCAACGCATCTGCCCTGGTGCCCCTGCAATCGCCTTTTGCTGCACCACTGATCACGCCGAAAACGTTGCCGCGCAATTCCGCTACGCCGGTTTTTCCTCTCAGGCCATCCTCGGCACTACTGCTATCGCGCAACGTGATCAGCAACTCAAAGACCTAGCCTCCGGTGCCATCCAGATCCTCACCTCCGTTGATGTGATCTCAGAAGGCACCGACGTCCCGGCCGTCACAGCCGTTATCCTCCTGCGACCAACAGCCAGCCTTGGCCTCTACCTGCAGCAGGTTGGTCGCATCCTTCGACCAGCACCCGGCAAAACCCATGCAATCGTCCTAGATCACGTCGGCAACATCCACCGCCACGGCTGGCCGGACGATGTACGGCAATGGTCCCTCGACAGCAAACCACGCCGCCAGCGTGACAACGCTCCAGCACCAACAGTTCGCACCTGCCCGGTCTGCTTTGCTGCGTTCAAACCCCAGCCAATCTGCCCCTGCTGTGGCGCATCATCTCAACTCACACCACGCGAAATCCAACAACGAGAAGGCGAACTGCAAGAACTCGAGCGCCGCACCCAACGCCGTCAGCAAGGCACCGCCCGTAGTCTGAAAGAATTGATCCACATCGGCCAGCAACGTGGCATGAAAAATCCGATCGGCTGGGCCAAACACGTCTTCTACGCTCGTGGGTTGAAATAATGGCCAATCTTGAGACCACCCTCCAGCAGGAGATCCGCCTTGCTCTTGGCACCATCCCTAGCGCCCGCATCTTTCGCAATCAGGTCGGCTCCCTCCCCGATCCCCGCACCGGTCGTCTCGTCACCTTCGGCCTAGCCCGTGGCTCCGCTGACCTCATCGGCTGGCGTACCGTGGTGGTCACCCCAGAAATGGTCGGCACCCGGCTAGCCGTCTTCCTCTCAATCGAGGTCAAGACCCCAACAGGTCGCCTCACACCACAGCAGCACAACTGGCAAGCAGCCGTCCTCGCAGCAGGTGGTATCGCAGGCGTCGCACGCTCTGTTCCAGATGCGTTACGAATTGCAACAGACACTCCCTGATCGTGCCCCGGCCCAGCCACCATTAACCTGCACACACCAAACCGCACCATGGCAACCGACGAACAGCTCAAAGACTTCTACTGCCAGCACCTAGGCCACGCCAAACGTCCCAACATCGAAACAGCACGCCACTTCGCCCAATACATCGAACTTTTCACCAATCACTGCATCCACTACCGCGCCTGGACACGCGAACACGCCAATGCTGTCATCGCTGAAGCTCGCGCTTTGCTTCAACCATTGCAAAAATAAAGACCTTTCCTTGCTCGTGTAGTAGCAACGTATAGCAGGGCATTGCTGTAATCAGCTCTGCATTCTTGCACATCTTTATGGATAAAAACATAATCAAAGGTGCTCCCCTGTGATTTGTGTACAGTCATGACATTGGCGGAATAAATTACTGGAAAATATGAATTGACCTGCCTCATTGCATGCCAAACTTCGTGGGTTCCATTGATTATTCCGGCCTCTTGCATTTGATTAAGACGTTTTCTTAGCGCCATCCTGGAGGCTTGTTGCTCGCCATCGTTGAGCAATGGCGCAAATACTGTAATTCTTGAACGCCAACGCTCAAGCTCAATTGTTATTTCTTGAAATTGCCCATCTATGCCTATGTCAATTGTTCTTTCAAGTTGCTTTGCTGGAGTTACATAATCAAAACTTAAAAAGGTTTTTTTGATGTCAATAATTTTTGAGTCAATGACGGTAGCGTCTGAACAGGAATAGATTTTTTCATTGTTTGGCGCAACGGTGTATTTAGGAAATGTTATTTTTTCACCAGGCATCCAACCCTTGCGCGACTCCATGCCATACAACGAAAACCTTAAAGCATCGGTCAAGGCTTTACAATTGTCGTTTTTATGCGTCAATGCTCTGGCTTTCAGGCCATGTTGCTTAACGTGTTGAAAAAAGTTTTGCATCCATACGGCTTCTGAATCAATCACTTGAATAAAAGACTCGGAATCTCGTTGCGATGTTTTTGGGAAGTAATGACGGCTGGTCCAGTTTGATCGAATGAAAGTAGCGTAGTCAAGCACTGGACCGCCATGACGCAATACTTTTGTTAATTTGCAGCTCAAACCATCCGTCAACACAAATTGCTTGCACATGTTCTTAGAGTAAACAACTTCTTCTGATTCGTCAGGCTGATCTTTGTTATTCTCGATGGGCGGAAGCTGATATGGGTCACCGCTAAAAAAAAGCATTACATTGTCGCACAATGATACAATTTGTTGCATGATGTCAGCGTCTTCTTGAGAAACCATTGAAGACTCGTCTACAACAACAACTCTTAATGGGCCATTGCGTTTTAATTCGTCAGCTTTTTTGTGCAGCATTTCAACGGAAGGTTTTGTAAACTCAACTTTATCTTTATTTTGCTTTGTACTAACACCAATCATTTTTGCAATAGTAATAACCTTCACACCTTTTGGCATTTGCTCACGCAAAACCCCGGCCGCCTTATGGGTTGGTGTTACAAAAATAACTGATTGACTGCCAAGAAGCCTTGCAATTTCTTTTGCAAGATGCTGGAGTGTAGTTGTTTTCCCGCATCCAGCAGGGCCTAAAAGTGAACCAATCGAGTTCTTGCGTGTTTCAATGTTTGCAAGAATTTGATCAATGACAAGTTTTTGCTCTAAGGTGAGCGCAGTGGTTTTCATGGAAATGCCGCCGAAGGGGCAGCGATCGGTTCAAAGCCATGCTAGCATGCCAAGCGCACCCCATGTGAGCGCCAAATGACCGCACCCCGCAACAGATCGTCGATCACCCTCGACATCCCGCCAGACCTCATCACCTTCTGTGACGAGCGTGCCCAATCTCTTTGCCTCTCA